TCCTACGGAGGGTATATGATGCTCTCTATGATGCTCTGGTCCCAAATTCAATTCCCGCTGCTGTCCTTATTATTGCTAAGTATCAGTATCAAATTGCTTTCGTCGCTGACCAAGAAATTAACCTCTTAGCAGCACTGACTGAAATTATGTGCGAAGCAGAGTTTAAATAGTACAAATAGTTTTAGAAAAATGCCAACAGTTAATTGGAGCATTACTGGTTCAACTTCAGATGTTTCTGCATCAGTGACTGGAACATTTGTGGTTACAAACACAGCAAATGCAGTAAATGTGGAAATTCCAACATCAATCACCATTAGCTCTTCTAAACCTGGAACAAGTTCCTTTGTTCCAACAAATATTCAACTTTATGATGATGGAATTGGAAATGGTCAATACGTAACTTGGAGGAATACTAATACTGGACAGTTTCCTTCTACTGGAGTGAGTTTTGATGTATGGTCTCCAACTCTTGCTTCCACCATTAGTGGTGGAGAAACCTGGGCTACTTTGGTATCATCAGGAGCATTTTCTTTAGAACCTGTTAAGTGGACAGTATTTTATAATTACAATTTGCCTGATGCTACTTGGTATGGCAAAGGTGGAACAATAACTTTTACTTTTTAATTATGGAATTGAAGGATTGGTTGAACTCAATTAATTTTACAAAGGAAAATCTTTTAGAAGAAGATCCGACACTTGTAAAGGAGTATGCTCCTTATATTATAAATCGTTGTTTGTCTGGTCATATTGACTGCATTCTTTTTGCTAATGAAATGAATATGAATCATTCTTTAGATAAAGATATGCAATATTCATTTTATCTAAATAGTCTCAGGAAAAAGAAGAGATTTTCTCCCTGGCTCCGAAAAGATACAATCAAAGACCTTGATTATGTTAAACGTTACTATGGTTATAGTAATGAGAAGGCACAACAAGCTTTGAAAATTCTTACTAAAGAACAACTTAATTTTATAAAATCAAAATTTGAAACTGGAGGAAAAAAATGAGTGTCGTTCAAGAACCTGAAGTAAAATGGACTCCCGACCAAATGGTTGAGGTCATTCTTAATGAACCTGATGATTTCTTGAAAGTTCGTGAAACTTTGACTCGTATCGGAGTTGCATCAAGAAAGGAAAAGAAAATCTATCAGTCTTGCCATATTCTTCATAAGCAGGGTAGATATTACCTTGTTCACTTTAAGGAGTTGTTTGCTCTTGATGGCAAACATGCAAACCTTACTGTAAATGACGTTCAACGTCGAAATCGTATTGCCCAACTCCTTGCCGATTGGGGATTAATTACTATTGTTGATGTCATTAAAATCCAAGATATTGCTCCACTCAATCAAATCAAAGTCCTTTCATATAAGGATAAAGGTGATTGGATTCTTGAGACTAAGTACAATATTGGATCTAAGAAAAAACGTGTAGAAGAAACCGAATGATAAGGTAGGGAGTTCCACACTCCCTTTTTTAATGATTTTTGATATATAATATTGAAGGATGCCTTTAAGGGTCCTAAATTTACACTCGCTTTTTAAGGAGAATTAAAATGACTTTACTAGCAAAGTATAACACTTCAAATATTCAAAAGTTTATTGATGATGTACATCGTTATTCCATTGGTATGGATGAGTGGTTTGATAGAATGGGAACCCTTCATCAAACAGAGACAAACTATCCTCCATATAACGTAATTCGTGAGAGTGATGTAGAGTTTCGTTTAGAGGTTGCTCTCGCAGGATTTAAGTCTAGTGAAATTACAGTTTTTACCGAGAACAATAAACTGTTTGTTGAGGGTGATAAGGAAATCAATTCTAATAAGGAATACGTTCATCACGGTCTAGCAACAAGAGCATTTAAGAGAGCTTGGACTATCTCTGATGATGTTGAAGTAAAAGAAGTTCATTTTGAGGATGGTTTACTTTCTATTAAGTTATCTAAAATTATTCCAGAACATCAGAAGAAAAAAGTTTGGTTCTAAATAATTAAGAATATCGTCGGCGCAGAGGGGAGACTGGCAAAATCCAGTTGACTTCCCTCTCTTTTTTTGCTATAATAGATTGGAGGATAACTGGTAAAAAATGTCAATTAAAGTAGTCCTGTTAAAGACGGGAGAAAAAATAATTACCGATATTAAAGAGTTGGTTCTTGAAGAAAAAACTACTGGATACCTGTTAAAGACACCAGTAAAGATCGAAAAAGTCTCAAGAATTGTTCTTTCCGAATCTGAAAATTATAACGATAATAGTAGTCTTACTGTTCAAATGTCACCATGGATTGAATTTACAGAGGAAAAAGAAATTCCTGTAAATATTGATACGGTCATTGCAATAGTGGAACCGTTAGAAAATCTTAAAGAACTTTATTTGGAGAGAGTAAATGGAAAAACTGAACCAGACAGTGAAGTGCATTTTACTGAAGAATGATGTAGTATTAATTTCTGAAATTATTGAAGTTGGTTCTGAACTTGGAGAACCAGATTGCAAACTGGTTAATCCTTATCAATATAATGGAAATGGTGCTATAGTAAGGTGGAATTCGCACCTAACAGACCAAAAGGAGTTTATGATACATTCTGATAGTATCTTAACTATCCTTGAACCTACTGAAGAAATCCTTAAATCATACTTTGAATTAGTCTCATAATGCGATTTTATACAAACGTGCAAATGGTCGGGAATCAATTTCTTGTCCGTGGATATGAGAATGGTGAACGTTTCATGACACGGGAGAATTTTTACCCTACTCTTTTTGTACCTTCAAAAAAGAAAACAAAATATAAGACACTTGAGGGTCAATATGTTGAATCAGTTCAACCAGGACTAGTTAGGGAATGTAGAGAATTCATCAAAAAGTATGAAAATGTTGATGGATTTAAAATTTTTGGAAATGATAGATACATCTGCCAGTACATTTCTGAAATGTATCCCGAAGATGAAATCAAGTTTGATATCAATAAAATCAAACTGGTAACTCTTGACATTGAGGTTGCATCAGAAAATGGATTTCCTGACGTAGAATCTGCTGCAGAAGAAGTTCTTCTCATTACAATTCAAGACTACACCACAAAGCAAATTCGTACTTGGGGTCTAGGACCTTTTCAAAATAATCAAAAGAATGTAATATATCGTTCTTTTGAAACTGAGTATGAACTACTAAACGACTTTATTCATTGGTGGATGGTTGATGAAAATATTCCAGAAGTAGTTACTGGATGGAATAGTGAACTTTATGACATTCCATATCTTGTTCGTAGAATGGATAAAGTTCTGGGAGAAAAATTAATGAGGAGAATTTCTCCTTGGGGTCTTGTAACCGAGAGAGAAGTATTTGTTGCTGGTAGAAATCAAATTTCATATGATGTAGGTGGAATTACTCAACTTGATTATCTAAATCTTTATAAGAAATTTACTTATAAAGCACAAGAATCTTATCGTCTTGACTACATTGCTTCTGTTGAACTTGGTTCTCAAAAACTAGACCACTCAGAGTTTGATACTTTCAAAGACTTCTATACCAAAGGTTGGCAGAAGTTCGTAGAATATAACATTGTTGACGTAGAACTTGTTGACCGTTTGGAAGACAAGATGAAACTGATTGAACTTGCTATTACGATGGCATATGACGCAAAAGTTAATTATGCAGATGTATTTTATCAAGTTCGTATGTGGGATAATATTATCTACAATTATCTTAAAAAGAGGAATGTAGTAATTCCCCCAAAGGAAAGGACTGAAAAAAATGATAAGTATGCTGGTGCTTATGTAAAAGAACCGATTCCAGGTGTTTATGATTGGATTGTTAACTTTGACCTTAACTCTCTATATCCACACTTGATCATGCAATCAAATATTAGTCCCGAAACTCTTCTTGATGAACGGTGTCCTAATGTATCAGTGGATAAAATCCTGAATCAGCAAGTATCTTTTGAAATGTATAAGGACTATGCTGTATGTCCTAATGGAGCAATGTTCCGTAAGGATTTTCGTGGAATTCTTCCTGAACTGATGGAGAAGATGTATAATGAACGAGTTATCTTCAAAAAGAAAATGCTTGCAGCAAAGCAGCAGTATGAGAAGACACCTACTAAAGAATTAGAAAAGGAAATTGCCAGATGTAACAACATTCAAATGGCGAAGAAGATTTCTCTTAACTCTGCTTATGGTGCTATTGGTAATCAGTACTTCAGGTATTACAAACTAGCAAATGCTGAAGCAATCACCCTTTCAGGACAAGTCGCAATTCGTTGGATTGAGGCAAAACTGAATCAATATATGAATAAACTTCTTAAAACAAATGATGTAGATTATGTTATTGCTTCTGATACTGATTCTATCTATCTCCATATGGGTCCTCTGGTTGACCGCATATACAAAGGCAGAGAGAAAACTACTGAGAGCATTGTCAACTTCCTTGATAAGGTCGCTAAAATGGAACTTGAAAAATATATTGAAAGTTCTTACCAAGAATTGGCCGACTACCTAAATTCTTATGAGCAGAAGATGCAGATGAAACGGGAAAATATTGCTGACCGTGGAATCTGGACTGCTAAGAAACGATACATTATGAATGTATGGGATAGTGAAGGAGTTCGTTACTCTGAACCTAAACTCAAGATTATGGGTATCGAAGCAGTTAAGTCTTCTACTCCAGCACCTTGTCGAAAGATGATTAAGGATGCCCTAAAGATTATGATGAATGGTAGTGAAGATGAGGTTATTGACTTTATTGAAAAGTGTAGGTCTGATTTTAGAAAACTACCTGCAGAATCTGTTGCTTTTCCACGAACAGCATCAGATGTAAAGAAATATCATTCATCTTCAGACATTTATGTGAAAGGTACTCCAATTCATGTTCGTGGAGCACTTCTTTTTAATCATTACATTAAAGAGAAAAAACTTACGAATAAATATTCACTTATTAATAATGGTGAAAAAATTAAGTTCATTTACTTGAAAAAACCCAATCCCATTTACGAAAATATCATTTCGTTCATTCAGGATTTTCCTAAGGAACTTGGACTTGACAGATACATTGACTATGACCTACAATTTGAAAAAAGCTTCCTAGAACCACTTAAGGCAATTCTTGATTCAATTGGTTGGAAGGTCGAAAAAACGACAACATTAGATTCTTTCTTTTCGTAACATATGGACTTCTTAAAAGATATTGTAAAAGAAATCGGTGGAGAATACACACAACTCGCTGCTGAGATAGATGAAACAGAACAGTTTGTTGACACAGGTTCTTATATTTTTAATGCCCTTGTTAGTGGTAGTATTTTTGGTGGGGTTTCTGGTAATAAAATCACTGCAATTGCTGGTGAATCCTCCACAGGAAAAACTTTTTTCAGCCTTGCTGTGGTTAAGAATTTTCTTG